GGTGATCAAAACCCAGTAGCACCTGGTTTCACTGGTACTGTAACTCCACAAATGGATTATCGTGCTGATTGTGATCCTTCATTCCAATATATTGCTAGATCAAGTCCTAGAACATTTGGTTATAGTGCAGGTTATTTAACAGGTACTGCCGTAGCACCAAACGGATATCCAGTTGGCAGTGGTATATCATTCCCACAAAACCCAAAAGTAGGTGATTATTTCTTACGAATAGATTACTTACCACAACTATTATATAGATGGGACGGTAGATTATGGATAAGAATTTCTGAGAATGTTAGAACCGATACTGGATTTACTGCTTCAGATAAGTCATTATTGTCTGGATTTATCAATGATTCAAATGTAACTGTATTGACAAACGGTACAGTTATTCCTGAAGCACAACCATTATCTTCAATACTACAACCTCCGTTAGACCCTATCCCACCAATTCCATAAACAAAGGTAATTCAATTGGCACAGTTTTTTTATGATAATCAGATCCGCAGATTTTTACTTCAATTTGCAAAAATTTTTAGTTCATGGTATGTGACTAAAGGAAAAGATCCTGCTGGTAATACAATATATGTTAGAGTACCTATTATGTATGGTGATAGCAGCAGACAAGCCGCTACTATAATTGCTAACAACTCGGCTAGCAATTTACCATCAGCACCGTTGATAACATACTACATAAGTGGATTAGAATATAATCAAGGCAGAACTCAAAATCCTACATTTGTTGAAAAAACACAAATTCGTCAACGAGCATATAATGCTGATTCACAATCATATGAAACTACACAAGGACAGGCATTCACTGTTGAAAGATTAATGCCAGTACCTTATACACTAAGAATCACTGTTGACTTTTGGACTACAAATTATAATCAAAAATTAGAAATTATTGAACAATTGGGTACTTTGTTCAATCCTGGATTAGAAATTCAAAGCACGGATAATTTCTTAGATTGGACTTCTTTAAGTATAGTATATCAAGATGGGTTAACATTTACAAGTCGTAGTATTCCCCAAGGAACAGGAAACCCCATTGATGTTATGACTTGGAAATTCTATATGCCTATATGGTTAAGTACATCTAGCAAACTTAAGAAAATGGGTGTTATTGAAAAAGTTATCTACAGTATTTTCAAAGGTGCTTCTCTACAAGATATACAAGATGATGATTTGTTATTAGGTACTAGACAAAAAATTAGTCCATATGGCTATCAAGTTTTATTATTAGGTAATACTCTACAACTATTACCTGCAAATCAACCATTTGATCCACCTAATGATGAATTTGCTATTCCCGAATCTCCTAATACTTCTCTATATTGGACTTCATATTTAAATGCCTATGGGGTAATAAAACCTGGTATATCGCAAATATGGTTACAAAATCCATATATGGATACAGAGATAGTAGGTACAATTGTGCCTGATCCACTTGATGACAGATTTTTAATCTATAATATAGATCCTGATACACTACCGCAAAATACTTTAAATCCTGTGACTAGTATTATTAATCCACAACTAGTAGGTCCTAATGCAGGTTTGCCAGGTCCTGTTAATGGTAGAAGATATTTAATTGTAGAAGGTACAGGTGGAGATTCTACTACAGTAGCATGGGGAAATTTAGTAGCCAATGCTAATGATATAATCCAATTTAATAGTAGTTTGGGAGTATGGCAAGTTGCGTTTGATTCTGAAAATACTACTACCACCGAATATGTTACTAATTTAACTACCAATATGCAATATCGTTGGACAGAAGGCAATTGGGTAAAAGCAGTTGATGGCTGGTATAATGAGGGCGACTACAGTATTGTAATCTGATTTATAGTATGATATAATTTCCAAATGAGTAATACATCAGCTGGAATATTCTTCTATAGTAAAAACACTAAACGATTCCTATATTTACTTAGAACTGATGCAAGAAACCCAGGCAACTGGGGTATACCTGGTGGCAAAATAGAAGAAGACGAAACCTTACTAGATGGGCTACAGCGGGAAAGTATAGAAGAAATTGGTTATTGGCCTGATAATCCTAAGTTAGTGCCTATTCAAAAATTTGTCAATAATAATTTTACATATCATACATTTTTTTCTGCCGTAGAAGAAGAATTTATTCCTGTATTAAATGAAGAGCATTGCGGATATGCTTGGGTAGGTGAAGGTCAATATCCTAAGCCATTACATCCTGGATTGTTTAGTACAGTAAATTTTGATGTAGTACAAAAAAAATTAAACACACTAATAAAAAAGGGACTTTAAAGTCCCTTTTTTTATTTTAGCAGTTTTGCTAGAGTATCAAATCCCATTGAGCCTATAACAACACCTGCTCCCATCATCATCCAACGCCACTTTTCTAATGAACTAACCTTGTCAGTTAATGCTTTATGAGAAGCGTCATTAGTTTCTTGCAACTCTTTTATTAACTTGTGAGTTTCTTCCGCATTTTTGTCAAGGCATTCATGCACTTCCCTCAAGTCATCTTTTAATTCATTGATTTTTGTTTCAATATTATTAACTTGAACTTGAAGGACGGCAATATCAGTGTCCGATGTATTAACGGATAATGCTCTAGTATTTGCCATGATTATGCGTTATTAACTACAACGATTGGGTTAGGTTGTCCATCGTATGTATTAGCAGCGTATGCTGTGTTGAATGTAGCAATAACATCAGGATTCGCTGTAGTCAATATCGCTGTACCTGTACCTGAACCAGTTGCAGTTGCAACGAATGATACACCAGTAATATTAGCAGAAGCACCAACTGCTGTCCAATTTGTAGTACCTACACTAAGAATTGTATAAGCTGTACCAACTGATAATGATCCAGGAGCTACTGTAACTTCAAATAGTTCTGATTGATAATTATTGACTGACTGAACATATACTGTTGCTGGTGTTGCTGTTGTTGCAGTAACACTCATTGTGTTTGGTGTTAATGCTGTATTAGCCACATTAGCGGTTGTACATTGTGCAGTTAAACCAGATGTTAAACCTGTTACTAGATATTTTTGCTTACCTTTTTGACGAACAATATATCCTGCTTCATCATTTGCATAAACATACGTATTGCCAACTGCATTTACAAGTGATGCCGGACCAGCTAAATATGCAACTTGCTGTCTTCCAGTAGTTGCAGAAGTATTTGCTGTCATTGCTAATGCAGGGCCACCAATTGATGTTGAAACAGTAAACGCAGCCGAATTAGCAATAGTCTTAACAAAATATGTTGTGCCTGCTACTAGAGTACCTATATTAGCAACAAATTGTATTGGATTGTTTGCAGATAAATTAGTAGCATCACCAGCTGACACACCAATAAAGCTACCTGATACGACAGTATTAGCCACTGTTACATCAGTGTTGCCCGTAGAAGAGACAAATCCTACATCAGCATAATTAGTAGATGTACCATTAATGTTAGCAGTACCTACTTGAATAGCAGTACCTGCTACAAAGTCAGTATTAAAATTAGTATTAGCATCACCAAATACTAATGCACTACCAGTAGATGCATAAATTGTACCGGTTCCTTGAATACCAATAGCAACTTGTGTTAATACTTGTGAGCCATAAATTGTTGTGTTACCACCAACTACACCATAGCTTGCGCCTGGGTTAGTAGATGTTCCACCTGATTGTGCTGTAGAATCAGGATTTTGGAATCCAGAATCTACTACACCAACCGACAATAGTACTGTTACTGGACCAGCTGTTGATAGATTAACCTTCGTATAAGAAGGATTAGCATTTGGAACTGTTGCTGATACTGTAAAAGTATTAGCTGATAGAACTTCTAAAATCCAATATGTTGTACCTGCTGTTAAACCACCTGTTGTAGTAGCAATTACAAAAGGCATTCCTGCGATAACATTTAGAGTATTTAGATTTTCACTAACTGTAACAACTTCAGTTGTTCCATCTGTTGCGGTCAATGTTAATACTACCGCTTTGGCAATCTTTAAAGGGCGTCCCATTTGTTTTTCTCCTTATTATGTGTGGGTTCTAGCCCACTACGCGGCGGGGACCGCATAAACTCTCACCATGAAAGTGTATGAATATATTTATCTTTTTTGCGTATTATTACTTGTTAGGGCCATTAGCGGCTGGAGTTGCTAAAACGCCAGTAGTGCCTGTATTAGGATGTGGTGCACCAAGTTCTGTAATAGTAAATGGCGCTGAACTAGCAGTAACGCCTGTTACTTCTAAGAATGATACTATATTGCCTTGACCTACAATGATGCTATTCGCTACTGTATTAGCAGGAATTATCGTACTATTGGCATCAGCTATTGTATAAGGTACTCCATATGGATTATATCTTGCAGTTGCACCTGCAATTGCTACTGCTGCATTTGCAGTTAATGTTAAACTTGTATTATTAGCTATCGCTTGTACAATACCAACATTGTTGCCGGCAGTATTACCTATCCAAGCTCCAATGTTTAATTGTGTAGTGAAAGAAGTACCTGAACCTGTGACTGTATTACTATTGGTAGCACAAGTTACTGTTCCTGTTAACGCAACATTTGGAAAACTAGTAGTATATTGAATAGGACTATCAGTAGTTGATATCATGACTTTATCTGTAGCGATATTGCCTGATGTTGCTACTGCTGAACTTGCTGTATATGCGTATGATGCCATTTTCTTAATTCCTGTCTATTATTTATCTTATAGTCTACCTATGGCGATCTCAATGATACCCTCGCCTGAGAAGTTCTCTAATGCCTTTCCAATTACTGTTCCCATAATAGGACTATGAGTAGGTCTTGCGTAACCATTTCCGCCACTTATCATCATGTCACCTTTGTGAATTATACCTCTTACTTTGCAAGGTACTCTACCTTGCAATGCTATAGGAACTGCTATACCCTGACATGTAGCATTCATTACATATGCAGGATTAGATGATACTACCCCTGCTACTTTCATTGTTTCATCAGTGGCTAAAGTAACTTCTTTATCTCCACCAAACTCTAATACAGTACCTGCTTCGTATTCAGTATCCGCTTCATAATATTCAGCCAAGTCAGCATATGTAGCATTTAATCTTGAACCAGCACTTAAAGACCAATTACCTGTAATAGTGCCTGCAGTTATGTTTGCTCCGGCTGTTAATGTTGTTGCTCCAACTGTACCAGTAAAAGTAGGTAAATATGCCGCAACATTGCTATTACTATAAGATCCTGCAAAACTAATAGATACACCATTAGCATAATAATAATTATCAGTTTTTATTCCACCGGTTGTTACATTGGCAGTAACCGAGAGACTACCTAATGTACCTACTGTAGTAATATTTCCTTGTGATGCAGTTGTTAATGTACCTGTTAATAAAGTTGCTGATAGTTGACCCGTCCCTACATCAAAAGCTAATACAGAATTTGCATTTAGAGCACGGTTAGCAGTAGTACTACCATTTACAAATGGTACATAATAAACCCCTGTAGTTTGTGCAGTTACTGCACCATAATCACTAACATTAGCATATGCTACATTTAAATTAGCAACACGGGTAGTACTAATTACTGTCAACGGTGCAGTACCTGTAGCAACATTAGAAGTTAAAGTACTGGCTACAACGCCATTTGTAGCATTTATATTGTTAGCATCTATATTTGCAGTTGCAGTCAAATATCCTGCTACATTAACACCAGTACCGGTAGCTACAATAATATTTGCATTACCTGCCACACTTAATGTAATATTACCATTGGCTGCAGGAATATTAACATTACTGTTACCATTAGCAAGTGAACCAATAAAGTTACTACCTGTAATGTTGCCCCCAAAATAACTATTACCTGCTGCTACAAATAATGCATATGGATTAGTAATTGTAGCATTTGTATTAGCAATCGGAGCACCTGCAATATAGAAGGTTGATGCATTTGTAAATGTAACAGTAGCATTTGCTGCTGCTAAGTTTGGTGCTGCTATTGCATGAATAGCCGCATTCACTATAGTCGCACTTGCTGCGGCTGAGTTATCTGTATAGGTAGCGAATATTGCACGAATACCTAAATTACCTGTCACAGTACTTACGTTAGCATTACCTGTAGCATTACCTGATGCGGTAAGAATATTTGCAAATATGATGTTACCATTAACTGTAGTAATATTACCAGTTGTAGCAATTAATGTTGTTGTGCCTAAGTTATTTACGTTCGCATTACCACTAATATTTGCAGTACCGGTGATGTTAGCACCGGTTCCTGTAATAGTCATAGTTGTGTTACCAACAGCAGAAATTGTCACATTGCCATTTGCTGTTGCAATTCTTACATTACTATTACCATTAGCAAGTGATTGGCCAATAAAGTTACTACCTGTAATATTGCCATTTGATGTAATATTGCCATTAGCTGTAATAATGCCAGTAGTATTTAAAATACTTACTGATAAATTACCGGTTGCTGCATTAAAAGACATGTTAGCATTAGAACCTAATGCATAGTTAGCACTAGTATTACCACTTACAAATACTGGATAAAATGTACCTGTTGTTTGTGTTGTAACTACTTCAAAATCGCTGACATTAGCATAATTTACATTTAAATTGGCTACACGGGTAGTAGAAGTTACCACAATAGGAGTAGTACCTGTTGCTACATTAGAAAACAATCTACTGGATGTAACACTTCCATTAGCATTAAGATTCCCCACATTAGCATTACCATTAACATTAAGTAAAGCTGTAGCATAGTCCCAAGTAAAACCAGCATCACCATCTAATAGGTTATTATTATTAAATTGAATGGTTGTATTAGAACCACCTGCTGAAGTAGATCCAGATCCACCTACAGAAGAAATAGCCCTACCACCACTGGTGTATGTAGTGAATCCTGTAGAATTAACTGGAGTAGTTAATGAAGGATCAGAATACAAAGAAAAAGTGTTTGCTGTAATTACATTGGCATAGTAACTATTACCATTAACCTGAGTCATTCCCACTACACCGGTAATAGTAACTAATGCACCTTCAGTGAAAAAGTTATCAGCCGCTGTAGTAACTACCGCAGGATTGGCTTTAGTAATATTACTAATATTTGCACTAATAGTAGATTTAGGTGTCCAACTTAAATTACCTGTACCATCAGTTTCTAATACATATCCAATAGAACCGCCGTCAATTTTGACATTGCTAACATCACCTAAAGTAATTAAACCACCGGCAATACCACCTCTATTAGTCCAATCTGACCCATTATAGGTAAGTATTTGACCATTACCTATATTAGCGCCATCAATATCTAAATTACCAACAGCACCGGTTATTTGATCAAAATCAATCGCAGAATAAGAAGTTAATACTTCAATATTTTCATTGGGGTCAGATTTACCTATATAAAGCTGTTTAGAATCTGTTGCCCAACCAAATTCTGCTTCATCCAACTGAGGTAAATCAACGATATTACCCGATCGTTGTTGTATCTTGCTGATCTGTATTATAGCCATAAATGTAATCTTCTCAATTACATTTATTTATCACAAATATCAGATGAATTGCATGTAGTACTGTTCTACCCTGTTAAACCATTTGTCTGTATAGGTGTCAAAATCAGCACCCTCAAGAATAAATTCTTGATATTCATTGGCTGCTGAACACATAAAAATAACGCCTTTGCGAATTTTTGTACCGTAGACTTCATTGTGAGCATTGGCATATGCTGCCAATTGAACAAAGTAATCTTCAATCCATTCTCGTTTTTTAGGCTTGTTAGTTTGTTTGTGATCCATAATGGCTTCACTGCCTTCATGCAAACCAACTAGGTCCGTTGTACCTGCATAAATTTTAGGAAAATATAATGATACTTCAGTGCCCCAAAATTCATTACACTTACTTAGACCCTGATCAATGATTGATCTAGCCATCAAATGACTTTGAATGCTATATGGATTACTTCCGGGAGAACCCATTTCACCTGTCTTTATGTAATCTTCAAGCCATTTATGCATTCTAGTGCCACGACCAGCCGCTTCAGTAGTAATCTCTTGTGCTTTAGCATGTCCTACACGCCTACGCCAATTAGCCAAGGCTTGTTTACTTTCTTCTGATTTAGTTGCATCTAATATAGTTGTAACACTGGGGAGTTTTTCTCCATCTGGTGTTGCATATTTTCTGCTACCGTCAATTGTAGCTCTTTCAAGGGTTCTGTATTTAAATTTTTCTAATATCATATTCTAAAACTTTCGCCGCATCCGCAACGATCTTTTTCTTGGGGATTGATAAATTCAAAACCCTCATTTAATCCTTGTTTTGCATAATCTACTGTTAAGCCTTTTAAATAAACTGCATCTTTAGGACTTACCCAAATCATTACACCATGAGATTCATATACGGCATATGTTCCATCTGGTTGATCTATGAATTCTAAAGTATAGGCTAAGCCACTACATCCAGTAGTTTTCACACCTACCTTAATTCCTAGACCTTTTCCTCTTTTTTCTAAAAAATATTTTATTTTATCGGCTGCAAACGGTGTAGCACTTATCATGTTTGCATATTAGCGGCAGCTTGACTTGCCATTTGTTTAACAATTTGGTTATTTTGATCTTGGTCAGGGGCCTCAGGAGTACCCATGCCCTTAAATATTACTTTATCCGATTGGATGTTACTAATTATCTTATTGAGTGGTGGTTTTTTAATCATATTATATAGATCAGTTTTGTCTAACACTATATCATATTTTTGAAGATATTGCAATAGTTCATCAGTAGTCATTTCGGGATCAGTTTTACCGTTTTGTAAATCGGTGTGTAACTGATCCGAAACTGCAATTAATTTTACTACTAATGGGTCAATACCATCCAATTCAAAGAGGCGCATATTTACCTCTTTGCTCGACCAACCCCACCGACAGGCTGTGGCTCAGGAGCTTCAATTTCTCCTGCTTCAGCACCTAAATCAGCACCAATATCTGCGCCCATTTCTGCACCTACATCAGCACCAATATCTGCTCCCATTTCTGCATCATCAACAGGTGGCTCATTAAATGCCATTCCTGCTTCTTGGCCAGTTAATCCATTAACCGCGGATTTTAATCCAGTCATTGTTTCTTTTAGTGTAGAACTTAGTGCATCTAATTGCTGAGAAACTTGGTCGTTGAATGATTGGCTTTCGTTAACACCTATTTCACTTTCAATACTTGAAACCAATGCAGGCAATTCTTTAACTTGCATCTGTCCAACATCTTCAAGCATTTTCTGAACCGTGTCTACTAAATCCTGTGCGGCTAAGTAAACTTGTGATTCTTCTATTTTCTCATTCTCTACAACAATTCGTGGAGCAGGTCTTGAGGCTAAATGATTGTGATGAGTAACTAAAGCCTGCTCCATAAAGACTAATTTCATGTAAGATGGATTGGCTTGGTCTCTGTAAAAATCAGGTGATTGTTTAGCCTCATTAGCCAATGAGCGTACTTTTTTAAGCATTGTTTTAGTGTCATTCATTGACATTTTTGAAAGGTCAATTGACATCTTATAATTTTCTTTTAATGCTTGGGTAGCATGAACTTTGTTGTTTAGGTCGTTTAATCTCATAGTTTTTGGTTCCAAACTTTATATAGTATTTATCATTGGTTATTTATTTTGTTCTTTCAGCAAACTTCCTTATTTGCCAAATTTTAGAATCATGAACATATTTATCCAATTCTTTTAACATATGTTTACGTTTTTCTTGCTCTTCTGTTAATTTAGCCAAATAAATTAGTCTAGAATTAAAATCTTTAGATTTTTTTATCAATCGTCTGTGCATCCCTATAGAAGTGTCTATCCCAGTTATCATTCTATCTAGGTGAGAAATTCTATCTGCTGTTTGAATTTTATTTCTTTTTTCAAATATGCACCAAGTAATAGCATTTTTTGCTGAGGCAAACACCAAAGACTTATCACTGGTTCTACTATTAACTACACATCCAAATTCGTCATTGTATAAAGTGTATGTGTTAAACACTTGGTATGAACCGTCATCATTTCTAAAAATAGAAATGCCCCCTGGTCCATGTAAAAATTCTTTAGAAAAGAAATCAGTTAGTTTGGCTATTGCCTTTTTATCATCCATTCTGTACTGTAAAATATATGTTTCTTAATTCAGGAGAAGAGTCTAAAAAAGCGGGAAGTTTATCCCATTCAGTGCCACATAATATCATTGGCACACCATCGCAATCTCCGTATAACGCACCTAAATCTGTCACTCCATCATCAAATACACTTGGATGTTGTACATCAAATTCAAATTTCCAACAAGGATACGATTCGTTTTCGATCTGTTCAAACAGAAACCCAAAATGTTCAAACTCATTAAACTTAATTACTTCCTTCGAAGGAAAATTAACTATTTCGGGCTGTGATCTTAATGCTATTACTTGCAATACTGTATCAAAATTACACTGAGTATTTCTTTTTTTAACCCACTCAGCCAAGTCTTGACCCTCATTGGGTTTAGTACGGTTTAACACTCCTGTCTGTGTGATATCAAATAAAGTGTAACAAGAAATTCTATAACTCATACACATATTTATAATGGTAAAAAACCCGAGAATAAATCTCGGGTTTTTGTTACATTGAAACTAAAATTAGTTTGAGAATGTAGCTGATGAACTACCAGTTGTAGTATTAGCAACTGAGGCTGCTGTCAATGCTGCGTTAACAGCAGCAACGATATTAGCATTAGCACCTAATGAATTGTCTACTGCCCATGCACCTGTTGGGTATGTAGCAAAAGCCAATGTGTTTGTGCTTGCGTCACTGTACTCATAGATATAAACAGTGGCTAATTGCTGAACTGTTTGTACAATGAGGTTAACTTGAGTTGTGCTGAATGCTGTACCACTGGCTGCTAAAATTGTGAAATAATCTAACTTTGGACCTTGTGGCTGAACTGTAACGTTTGCTGTTACTGCGTTAACTGCACCAACTGTGTAAGAAGGAGCATCTAAGTTTAATACTGGTTGATAGTCACCATGTGTACGGGTAAATTGTGCCATTTTTTTCTTCCTTTTAAAATGTGAGCGCTGAGGCTCTAATTTTATTTATGCCAACTAGAAAAAAATGTTGGTTTAGCGGCCAGCTAAATTCTGTCTACTAAAGCCCATTCTGTCTACAAACTTAAGTCCATTAGAAACGAACCCTTCTTGAGTTTGTGTACCATCTTGTAGATAACCTTTTACAGGACTGGCTTCAGCGGCTTTGTTTAATTGTTGAACTACATTCATCTTAAGATTGTATATATCTATCCATATAGTAAATGCACCAATAAGCCCGTCTTTATTGTCTTCTAAGTGTTCATCTATCTTAGCCCTCATCTTATCAGTCATTGGTCTAGTTGTGACAAATTCCATAAATCCTTCCAGTAAATCATTTAAATTTCCTTGAACGATTCGTTTGTTAACATATACTGTAAACAATTGATTAAATGTATTTCTAGCCTGTGGGGCAGTATTCATTAACTGTTGAACTGCCTGACCATATTTCGCTATATCTTGTTTGGCTTTGGCTAATAACTTTTGATCTAACTTTAAGTTAGGAGTGACAGGCATCTTACTAGGAATAATAGCAACATTACTATTATTCTTAAGTTGTCCTATTGTTCCATCTAATGGAACAGCAGAATCAGTGTTAGGTGCCTCAGGTTCTATATACTGATGAAC